CGACCGGCCACCGGGTCACCATCCGCACCGGCTTACCATCGGTGTATTGGCGGTCGCTCAACATGGGCGTACCGCGCGGCAAGAGCACCACGGCGCAGGTGGATGAGTCGGTCGGGATGCTCGAAGCGTACAGCGTGGTTGACGCCGATCTGGCAGCGCTCAACGGCGACACCGCGGCGTTCCGCATGAGCGAGGATGCGCCCTTCCTGGAAGCGATGAATCAGGCCCAGGCGCAGACTATGATCTATGGCAACCCGGCCACTGATCCCCGGCAGTATCTCGGCCTGGCGCCACGCTATGGCGTGATCAGTGGTGCGGGTAACGCACAGAACATCCTCGACGCGGGCGGCACCCTGTCCGTCAATACTTCGATCTGGCTGGTCTGCTGGGGTGAACAGACGGCGTTCTGCACCTTCCCGAAGGGCAGCAAGGCGGGCCTGGTGTCCGAAGACAGTGGCAAGCTGACCGTCTACGACGCCAACGGCAACCCCTACCAGGCGTGGCAGACGCACTACCAGTGGAAGAACGGCCTGGTGGTCAAGGATTGGCGCTATGTCGTGCGCATCTGCAATATCGACTCGGCCACATTCGCGGCGATGTCAGGAACCCAGGCAACAACGGCAATCGCTACCAATATCCTGCACATGATGATGCGGGCGCTGGATCGCATCCCGAATGCCAGCATGGGGCGCCCGGCGTTTTACATGAACCGCTCGGTGTTCTCGCTGCTGCGGCGCCTGGCATTGGAGAAGTCGAGCGGGGCACTTGCCCTGGAGGCCGGCGCCAACCAGTTCGGTACACCGGCACGGTGGACATCGTTTATGGGCGTGCCGTTGCGCAAAGTCGACGGAATCTTAAACACCGAGGCAAGGGTGGTCTAATCATGATCTGCGATGCATTGCTATTAGTTTCCGGGTCGATGTCGGCGGGTAACGTCATCACCGGACAGACCGTGACGGGGACCGGCAACGTCCTATCTTCAAACACTGTCGACCTGTCGCAGAACCGCGATATCGGCGCAGGCAATGACATCTATTTGCGGACGCAGGCGACCGTTGCGCAGGTGGGCGGAACGTCGGTGGAAGTCCAAGCCGTTACCGCGGATGACGCGGCGCTCACGACCAACGTGCGGGTGTTGGCGACGACCGGCCCGTTGCTGACCGCAGTCTGGAAGCTGGGGGCGCGGCAATCGCTCAAATTGTCAGTGATCTCCGGCGGCGTGGGGCAGCGCTATCTGGGGGCGCGCTATGTGATCGTGGGCACCAGCACGGCCGGCGCCTTTATCACCGATTTTGGGATTGAATCGCAGGGCGGCCAATCGTTCTACCCGTCCGGCATTCCGACGATCATTTAAGGGGATCAGGTCATGGCGAAATATCGCGTGTTGGAAAATAGCTACATCGACGATGGCATCCGCGACGCGGGCGAGATCGTGGACTATGCCGGCGATCCGGGTCCGAACCTGGAGTTGATTCCGGAGCCGCCGGCGGCGCCGGTACCGCAGCCGAAACAGGCCAAGCCAGGCACCCCCGCGTAGCGCGTCATGTCCTCGCCTGTCACGATCTGCAACCTGGCCCTGTCGCACATCGGCGACACCGCGACGGTGGCGTCAATCGACCCGCCAGAGGGATCGGTGCAGGCGGACCTCTGCGCGCGGTTCTACCCCGTCGCCCTGGCGTCGATGATGGAGGCGCACCCCTGGAGCTGGGCGCTGCGCCGGGCGGTCCTGGCGCCGCTGGGCAGCGCGTGGCCGCAGTGGCAATACGCCTATGCGCTCCCGGCCGATGCGCTCAGCGTGGTGGCCGTGCTCCCCAGCACGGCCACGGATGATCACCTGCTGTGCGGGGCGGCGGTCCCAGTGCCGTGGAGTCAGGAGATCAACGACACTGGGCAGCAGTGCATTTACACCAATCAGCCGGACGCGGTGTGTCGTTACGTGGCGATGGCCACTGACGCATCGCGGTTTTCGGCGACGTTCGTGATGGCGCTGTCCTACCATCTGGCGGCCTTGCTGGCTGGCCCCATCATCAAGGGCCGCGCGGGTGCCGAAGAGGCCACGCGCTGTCTCTCCCTGGCGGCGGCCTTCCAGGCACGCGCCGCGGCGGCCGATGCGAACCAGGGGCCAACTCCACTGAATTACTTAGCGGCCTTCATCGGGGCGCGTTGATGTCGATCCGCACCATTCAGCGCTCGTTCAGCGGCGGCGAGATCAGCGCCGAGATGATCGGCCGATCGGATGACACCAAATATCAGAGCGGGCTGGCGGCCTGTCGCAACTTCATTGTCAAGCCACAAGGGCCGGTTGAGAACCGGGCCGGGTTTGAGTTTGTACGTGCGGCAAAGGAGTCGACAACGCGGGTGCGGCTGATCCCGTTCACCTACTCGACCACGCAAACCATGGTGATTGAGTTTGGTTTCAACTATTGTCGATTCCATACTCAGGGCGCGACGTTGATGGATGGGGACACCCCTTATGAAATCGCGTCCCCGTATACCGAAGATGACCTATTTGATATTCATTTCGTGCAGTCGGCGGATGTGCTGACGTTGGTGCATCCTAATTACGCTCCCAGGGAATTGCGCAGGCTTGGCGCGCTCAATTGGTCGCTCGAGACAATTGTGTTCTTGCCACCGATCGACCCGCCAACGGTCACAGTGACAGGTAACGCGCTGGGGACGCAATATACGTATTATTATGTTGTTACCAGCATGGCAAGCGACCAGATTACCGAGTCAGAAAAATCGGTGGTCAAATCGGTTGTTAATAATTTATACGCAGTTGGCGGAAAAAACACGATTGCCTGGGTCGCTGTTGCCGGGGCAAGTTCGTATAACGTCTATAAATATTATGGCGGTATCTTCGGCTACATTGGAAGCAGCGATAGCACGTCGATTTTCGACGAGAATATTATTCCCGATATGTCACGCTCGCCACCGACCTATGACACGGTGTTTGAGAGCGCTGGCAACTACCCGTCAGCGGTGGGGTACTTCGAGCAGCGGCGGTGCTTCGCGGGCACGCTGAACAAACCGCAAAACGTGTGGATGACGAAGAGCGGTACCGAGTCGGTGATGTCCTATTCGCTCCCGGTCCGCGATGATGACCGCATTGCGTTTCGCGTCGCGGCGAATCAAGCCAACACGATTCGGCATATCGTGTCGTTGGCGCAACTGCTGTTGCTGACCAGCTCGGCCGAGTGGCGCATCACGTCGCAGAACAGTGATGCGATCACGCCCAATACAATCAGCGTCAGCCCGCAATCGTATGTTGGCGCGTCAAATGTCTCGCCGTGCATCATCAATAACACCTTGGTCTATGCGGCGGAGCGCGGCGGCCATGTGCGGGAAATGGCCTATTCGTGGCAGGCGTCCGGGTTCCTCACCGGCGATCTGTCGTTGCGCGCTGAACATCTGTTTCGCGGCCTGTCGATTGTGGATATGGCCTACGCGAAAGCGCCCATGCCGATCGTCTGGTGTGTCTCATCGAACGGCGCGCTGTTGGGGTTGACCTATATCCCCGAGCAGCAGGTTGGCGCCTGGCATCGCCACGACACCGCGCAGGATGGCGTCTTTGAGTCCGTGGCGGTGGTTGCCGAGGGCACCGAGGATGCCCTGTACGTGATCGTGCGGCGCACCATCAACGATGCGACGGTGCGCCATGTAGAGCGGCTGGCAATGCGCGATTTTGCTACCCAACAGGATGCCTTCTTTGTCGATTGCGGCCTGACCTACCGCGGCGAAGCGGCGGACACGATTAGCGGTTTGGCCCATCTGGAAGGGTGTAAGGTGTCGATTTTGGCGGATGGCGCAACGCACCCCCAGCGCACCGTCATCGACGGCACGATCAACCTGGATCAGGCGGCGAGCGTCGTCACGGTCGGGTTGCCGATCACGGCCGAGTTGCAGACGTTGCCCGTAGCGGCGCAACTGGACGGTGCCCTGGGCCAAGGGCGATCGAAGGCAGTCAACCAGGCGTGGGTGCGGGTGTACCGATCAGCGGGGCTATGGATGGGTCCGGACGCGTCCCGGCTGGTGGAGTCCAAGCTACGCACG